AATCGAACTCGCAAGAAAGGTCTGGTCTCTGTACCAAAGAAGAAGAAGACTACGGTTCGCTCTACAGCGGTTGCGACAAACCGCAACACCCTGGCGATTGCCAAAATGAAGAAACAACTTCATGGGCCTCTTCAGAAGAATATCCAACTTTCTCGTTATATTGGTGGAGCTATAGGCTTCAATCCCGTAAACAATCGGCCAATATGCTGTGATATCACAGATCTGACTTCGTCTACTGTTGCCCAATCTGCAGGCCCTCCCAATGGAGCCCGATTCTTTCAGTACAACGGTGCTGGTGTACTAACTGAGGTAGGCGGATGGAGTAAACAAAGTTTTGATTTAAACCCGTATCATTTGGGCCAAAATGTTGATGTGCCGGATGGTGGATCTTACCTCCCCGTTTCAGTTCATGTCGTAGCCAAGATATGGGGAGGTCCCGATCTGATCAGGCAGACGCGCGTGCGCCTTGATCTCGTCTCGCTCAAAGCCCGTAATCTGAATTTACAAACGGCAGCATTTCAACAGATGACCATGCCCCAGGGTCTACGGTGGATGGAAAATCTCGCAGATCCGGAACGGAACGCTCTGTCACGTGATTACTTCCGTGTTTACGCCACGAAGTGGGTTAATCTAAATAGTCGTCAGCAGGATACATTCGTACCGGATCCGAATAATCCCGGTGCTTTCCGATCCTCCGGACAAACCTCCACTACTAAGAACTATAAATATGTCTCTTTCCACATTCGACCTAAAAAGGTTCGAACTCAAGTAGTTACTACCGGTTTCTCCAATCCAACACAAACAGAGTTTGCAGATGGCAACTTCGGCTATCTGAACGTCCCACAAAATGAACCTCTCTGGCTCGTTCTTTCAACTTCGACAAATTTTTCAGTTGCTCCAGATCTTCCAGATCGCGTTTACGTGAGTCTCCGGAGAAGCGTGACCTGGCGCGACGCCGCGGGTAGCGGAACCATCTGATTACCTATATTCATTTTTCGGGAGAGTTTGAGAGGGTGTCCCTCTCATCCCACATTAAAAAAAAAGCCCCAACCGCAGGTTGCCCTTTTGGCATAATTTTTCCGTAAGATCAAATTAATTTTGTATTTTCTAATGAAACAAATAGGAGAAAGATATCGATCTATTTGTGCAACTATCTATAATTGGGATGATACCGATTTTTTAGAATCTTGGTATAATGATAAATGTTCTTACTTAGTTTACGGTGAGGAGATATGTCCCACCACTGATACAAAACATCTACAAGTCTACTTTGAACTTAATAATGCAATGTCTTTTAAGGCCATCCAAAAAAAGTTCTGTCATTGTCACTGCGAACAGCGACGCGGTACTCCAAAACAAGCCGCAGGATATTGCAAAAAGAATACAGATAAACTACCAGACGGCGACCCTCGTACTGCCGAAGTCTGGTTTCCAAGGATACCTGGCGGGAACGAGCCATGGTTCACTATTGAAAACTCTTATTGGATAGGTGCCGAATTCGGTACCATTTCTCATCAAGGTGATCGCACCGACCTCAAAAACGTGGCCGATGCGCTCGCGCAAGGCCATAATGTTAGGCACATTGTTGAACAACATACCTCTACTTATATTAAGTTTCACAAGGGTATCGAACGTGCCCGTTCTTTCATGATTCACCCTCGTGATCTAAAGGATCGCCCCGAAGTAATCGTACGTTGGGGACCCACAAACTGCGGCAAATCCGAATCTGCGCGTCTTATAGACTGGCCCGATGTACCCCATTGGGTCTGGGACCCTGCATCAAAGCATTGGTTTGATGGATACGATGGTGAAGACAAAATTATAATTGAAGAATTCCGATCTCACATTCCGTTTCGTGAGTTGTTAACACTGTTAGACCGTTACGAATGCAAGCGTGAGTTCAAAGGTGGCATGATCAATGTCGTTGCATCCAAGTTTGTAATAACATCGCCGACGCACCCGTCGTCTTGGTATAATAATCTCGGCTACGGCGAAGGCCGTTTGGATCAACTACTTAAAAGCCGAATAACCAAAGTTATTGAACATTTCCCACGAAGCGACATTCGAGCTGCCACGTGACCAGTATACTATTACCTGGTCACTTCTGTGCAACAACTTATGTGCACTTTTTTTTTATGTCATATCACCAAAATTTTTATATTTTTTATATGAAACAACCAAAAATGCCCAATGATCGCAAAACTCATCGTCGCCGTTCTAATCGAACTCGCAAGAAAGGTCTG